ATGGCTCGTTTGCTTGACGAACAGAACATTCCAGAAGAAGGTAGATGGTTCTTAGCATCACCTGATTTCTACGAAGTTCTTGCAAGTTCATCGTCAAAACTTTTGTCTGTTGATTACAACGCAGGTCAAGGTTCTATTAGAAATGGTCTAGTCTCAAGTGGGAAACTGCGTGGATTCGACATGTACAAATCAAACAACATTGCAAGCACAACTAATGCTGCTGGCAAATGTATTGCTGGTCACATGTCTTCTACAGCTACTGCTCAGACTATAACAAGTACTGAAGTAATCAGAGATCCTGATAGCTTTGGTGACATCGTACGAGGACTCCATGTTTATGGTGGAAAAGTACTACGTCCTGAAGCCTTAGTTTCTGCTTTCTACGGTATTGACTAAACAGATTTGGGAGGTGTAAAAGCCTCCCTTTCTTTTTTAGAGTACAAATTTTATTAACACTAACTTATCTTTTAAAGATAAAGGAGACACAAAATGTCAAACCCAGTATTTAAAGTAAGAGATACAGGGCGCAACTCAGCTAGAACAGTCGATGTTGGGAAAATTGCTGACAACATATGTACTTCGTGGACTTCAGCTACAACAGGAACTATTGCAGTTACTGCTGACGCTACTTACGATGTTTCATTTACACAACCAGCCGATACTATTATCAGAAATCTTATTGCCATTCCAGCAGGTAACATTGTTACAGCAGGAGCTTCAGGCGATGATGTTGATTTTGATTTAGGTACTGCAGCAGGTGGTGGTCAAATTATTGATGAAAAAGCTATCTTAGATGATGGTGGATCAGCAGTAACTTGGACAGCAAACGCACCTTTGTATATTATTCAAGACTCACACGGACACGCAGCTAACGCTTTTGTAGGAACAGGAGTAACAGCAGGTGTTGTAGGAGGACCAGCAACTTCAGAAGCTATTGTTATAGCATCTACGTTGTATAGTGCTTCTGCTCGTACACTATATGCTCGTCTTAAGCCACTAGCAAATAACCTTGCTACGGCAGCTACAACAGTTACTTACTTAGTCGAGTTTTTACATCTCGGTTCAACCCCTGATTAAAAATGCCACAAATAGGTAACGATAAAAATCCTATGATCCTAAACGGCTCTAGTAAGCCTAAAAGCACTAGAGTCTTAGGATTGTTAGGTAACGCATATTCTGGTGAAGCAAAACAGAAGTACGTTGATAACTATGATCGTATTTTTGGTAAAAAGAAAAAGGGTAAATAATGGCTACAACATATTTAACACTAACTAACGAAACTTTAAGAGAGCTTAACGAAGTTCAACTTACATCGTCAAACTTTTCAGATGCTATAGGAATACAAGCTTTTGTTAAAGAATCAATTAATAGATCGTTAAATGATATAGCTAATGAAGAACCTCAATTACCTTTTTTTGCAGCAGCAGCTAGTGGAGGTACAGATCCTTTTTACGGTAACGTAACTGTAGCAACTGTAGCAGGAACTCGATGGTATACACTTAAATCAGGAAGCTCTAGTATAACTACAGATTACTCTTCTATAGATTGGGATGATTTTTATATTACAACAATTAGTGTATCAGGTGAGTCTGCTCCTTACACATCTAAAGGTTTAAAATTTATATCTTTATCAGATTGGAGAAGATATTTAAGAGATTCTGAAAATGCTGATGATGCAGACACACAAAATTATGGTGAACCTAAATATGTTATAAGAAGTCCTGATCATCGTAAGTTTGGTCTTAGTCCTATACCTGATAAAGTATATAATGTGCATTTTTATGCTTATGCTAAACCGACTGCTTTATCAGCACACGGAGATGCTATTGTTCTTCCTGATCAGTATGCTCCTGTTATATTAGCTAGAACACGTTATTATGTTCATCAGTTTAAAGAAAACTTACAGCAAGCAGCTTTTGCATTAGATGATTATAAAAAAGGTATGAAATACATGAAATCTAATTTAATTAATCCACAACCAAAAAGTATGACAGATGATAGGATTTATTTCTAATGGCAGCTTCGCAACCATTTTCAGTTGCGTTGCAAGGTGGTTTAGATAAGTCTAGTAACTCTTTAGAACTTTTAAAAACTCCGGGAAAAGCAACAAGATTAAAAAACTTTGAAGTCTCTACAAAGGGTGGATACAGACGTATAAATGGTTATACGCAATTTGGAGATGGCACAAGACCTAACAGTTCTAATGAAATATTAGGACTACATGTGTATGCTGATGGAGTTATTGCTGCTTCAGGAACTAACATATATTTTAGTCAAGACGGAAATAGTTGGTTACAAATAAATAAAGACAGCGTAGCTGGAGGAGGAGATAACTACAGTACCTTTACAGGTCGTAGCACACTAGCTAGAACAAATCAAAGTAAAACACACTTTGCAACTTTTGAAGGAAACACAACTTATGGTGAAGTAGTTGTTACTGACGAAGGATCTGGAGTAAAACCTTTTTATTTTAAAATGACAGGTACTGGAGATGCACTAAGTAGTAGGACTTACTTTGCAAAAGAGATTACAGTAAGCGGTACACATTATCCTAAGTTTTGTGTAATCCACGATAAACATTTAGTAGTTGCAGGAGCAGCTACAGCTTTAAATACTATATTTTATAGTGGTACAAGCGACATAGATGATTTTACAAGTTCTGGATCAGGCAGTATTGTATTAGATGATCAAGTAGTAGGACTTAAATCTTTCCGTGATGAACTATTTATATTTTGCAGGAACTCAATTTATAAATTACAAAATATAAATAACTCAAGTACAGTAGCTGTTGTACCAGTTACAAAAAATGTAGGTTGTGTAGATGGTAAGACTATACAGGAATTTGCAGGTGACTTAATATTCTTAGCTCCTGATGGTTTTAGAACTATTGCAGGTACAGCAAGAATTGGTGATGTTGAGTTAGGAACTATTAGTAAATCTATTGAACCTATAATAAATGAAATTGTTGGAGGAACTTCTACATTTGAATTTAGTAGTGTAGTTCTTAGAAACAAATCTCAATATAGAATGTTTTATAGTACTTCTACTTCTTCAACAGCTAATTCAAAAGGAGTAATAGGAACTTTAACTCAAAGAGGTTTTGAATGGTCTGAAATATCTGAAATACAAGCCTGTGCAATAACTTCTGGATTTAACTATGCAGGTAAAGAAAAAAAATATCATGGTGATAGAGATGGATATATCTACAATCACGACACAGGAAATAGTTTTAATCCTGCAGGAACTGAATCAAATATATTAGCAGAATATCAATCACCTGATTATGATTACGGAGACTTTGGAACTTTAAAAACTTTAGATCACGTTAAAGTTTCTGTATTTCCAGAAGGAGCTGTAGAGCCAACACTTAGAGTTAGGTTTGATTATGACAGCACAGACAGACTTCAACCAACAGATGTAGGAATAATATCAGCAACTCCTTCTATATTTGGAGATTCATCAGCAGTATTTGGTACAAGTACTTTTGGTGCGCCAGAACAACCTTTAGTAAGAGCTACATTAACAGGAAGTGGGCATAGTAATTTCTTTAAAATATTTAGCAATGATACAAATGCTCCTTACACAATAAACGGCTTATACATAAATTACAGACCATCGGGAAGACAATAATAACAAAGAGAGAATTAAATTATGGCTCAAACATACACTAGACAAAGTTCAATAGCTGATGGAGATACCATTACTGCTGCACTTTTTAATAACGAATATAATCAACTTTTAAATGCTTTTGCTTACTCTTCAAGTAGTGCATCATCTACAGGACACCGACATGATGGATCTACAGCACAAGGCGGTAATATTTATAAAATAGGTGACTTAGATTTTCTTAATAAAATAGAAGCTGATAGTACTAACAATCGTTGGGGAATTTATGTAGAAGTATCTAGTGCAGCCGTAGAACAAATAAGAATACAAGACGGAGCTATTGTACCTGTTACAGATAATGATATAGATTTAGGTACAAGCTCATTAGAATTTAAAGATGCATACTTTGATGGTACAGTAACTTCAGATGCTTTTGCAGGTCCATTAACAGGAGATGTTACAGGTAATGTATCGGGTACTGCAGCAACTGTAACAACGGCTGCACAGTCTAATATTACAAGTTTAGGAACTTTAACAACTCTTACTGTTGATAATGTTATAGTTAACGGAACTACAATAGGTCATACATCAGATACAGATTTAATGACTCTTGCTGATGGAGTATTAACAGTAGCAGGTGAAGTTTCAATGACTACACTTGATATAGGTGGTACAAATGTAACAAGCACAGCAGCAGAACTTAATAT